TATGATCGGGTATTAAGGTGCGCCGAATGAGCCACATCGCGCGCCAGGAACAAAAGCCCTACAAATTCGTCGCATTTACTCATTGCATGACCCCTTGCGGCGGCATTTCAGGCTCGGCAACCGGCATTTCTCGGCCTAAAGTGGCGTTTTGCCCGACCAAATCGCCCGTATCCAGCGCCGCGGCGATAGTGCCCATGACAATATCTTGAATTTGTTCAGGCGTCATACCGGCCTGGACCGCGGAAATACGCTTGGTTTCGGCGTCATACGCCTTGATCTGCAATTCCTGCGCCTCGACGGATTGCTCGACGCGCTGCAACATGCCGGCCATCTGATTTAGGTCTTTCATCAGGGCTTCCATTTGCATCTTGGCCGCCTGCATTTCCGGCGATTGGTCCTCTCCGGCCAAAACCTTCGGGTCAATGATCTTGGCAAACCGCTTGGCCATTTCCTGCGCGCCTGGCCAATCCATGTTCTTTACAAACAAGTCTCCGGCGACAGACCAAAGTTCCGGGTTGGATTGTAGGAGCATAGACATGGCGTCCAGGGCTTCCTGGCGCTTGGTCATGTAGCCCGGCCCGGTGGTCACGCACACGTCATACACGCCAACCGACGGGTTATAGACCTTACCAATGACCAGCCCGTTTTGGTCCTGTATTTCTCTGACCGGCTCGGGCTGTTGCGGATTAAGCTGGACCATGCCGACTTCGCCGTCCAGCCCCACAATGCGCGCCACGCGCTCCGTATCGTAAATCTTGGGGATCAGGTCCACCAACTGCCGCGCGACGTACCGCACCGCGCGAGCCAGGTTGTCAACGTAATGGTACGTCCCGGTGTCGCCCTGCTTTTCCCGCGCCAGGATAGCCCGGCCCGACCGCTCGTTGCTCTGCTGGCCCAAGCTGCTGTCGTACTGGCCTGTGGTGCTTTTGATGTCGTCAGAAGCCCCTAGTTTAGCCTGTAGCAAGCCCGATGAAGCCATAGGCGGCTGCGCGCGGGCTGGTAGAGGTAAGGGTGCGCCGGCGCCGTCAGTAACGTCCGGGTTGATCTCTAGATAGGGCCAATTATTCGTGTTGGCCGTCTTCCATTGCTGTTCGTAGCCCTCAAACTGCCCGCCGTAGCCGATAAACGGCGCCTTGGGTGCCAGGGCCAGCATTTCGGCTTCCTGGCTCACCCAATAGTTATACATGCGTTGCGCGTCCTTGGCGTTGCGAACCAGCCCCGACACAAACAGTCGCCCATCAACCTCAAACTCGTTGCCGACCACACGCACAACGGGGATATGCTTGCCTGCCCACTCTCGTTCTTCCAGCACTTCCGCCCCGTTGGTCTTAGCCCACATGACCTTTTTGCGGTCCATGGTGCGGGTTTTTAGGGGCGCGCCAAACATCGCCTTTAGTTGCTTGTCCTGAGCCGTGCCTTCAAACGCCGTCACGTTGTCGGGGTATAGGTTGAGCGTCGCGCGCTTCCGCGCAATGTAGAAATACTCGGCAATCCGAACCCGGTCCTCAGTCAACCACATGGCCATGCTCTGATCGCCAACGCCTTGCGTCATCAAGCTAGACACGGGCGCGGCGTCGGGAAACTCGCGCTCGTAGTCGGTTTTGAGCATGTCTTGCGTGATAAAGCAGTATTCGGCATCAGAGCCGCAAGGGTCTTGAATAGCAGGGTCCATATAGACCGAAAATGAATTGCGGATGCGCCCGATCTTGATGTCTTGATCGAAGCTGTCTTCGCGGGCATATTCCGTCAGGATGCGGATATACCCTTCACCGTAAGTGACTTGGTTGTCGCAGGCGGTGTCGTATGCCACGTCGGCGTCCGAGATATACTCGATGTGCCGGATCATGCCATCAAAAATCTCGGCAACCTGAATGTCGGCCTTGTCGTCGGCCGGGATCACCTTACCTGAAGGCCGGTTCTGCCGCTGCTCGTTCGTCACTTGGCGCACATGCTGCGGTAGCTTGTTGATGGTCAGGCAGGGTCGCGCGTTGATCGTTTGCCCCTGGATAGACCCGCGCGTTGCCAACACGTCCGCCGGCCATTGCCATTGGTTATCCGGCGACCCGGCCATAAACCGCAAGTCGTCAACTTCATCTTCGCGGCTGTCCGATAGCGCAGAGAGAGCCACTTGAAACCGGCGGCGCATCAGCGCCAGCATGTCGCGGTTGTCGCTGTCCGACACGCGGCCTGCCGACGCTACATCGTTGGCCGCCATTACTTGCCCTTTTTCCCGGTTGCCGTGCGCTGGGTGGAATACGCGATGGCAACCGCTTGTTTGGCGGGTTTGCCCGCGGCAATTTCAGCCTTCACGTTCTTGCGAAAGGCGTCTTTTGACGCGGATTTGACCAACGGCATGTTACTGACCGTGAATAACGGTGAAATTCAGCACCACGGCTTCAGCCAGTGCGCCGCCCGTCAAGTTTCGCAGCGCAATGACGCAAGACCCCGCCGTAAGGCTGGTCACATACGCGATGTACGCGCCGGCGGTGGCGCCGCTGCTTGCGTGGACGGACAAAACATCGTTGGCGCCAATCAGGCTGTTTGTCAGCGTAAACGTCACCGCGGTACTGGCCGCCAGCGACGCCGCGTTCATGGTAATGCGGCCCATGGAGCGGTTCAACGTGACGCCCGTACTTTTGTCCGTCGCCTGCGTGACGGTGCCTTGCGCCGCGGTGGTGTAGCCAAGCTGATCGGAAGCATACACCCGCACCGCGCTCAGGTCGTCGGCGGCGGTAATGTCTTGGTCGCTGTACGCAACCCCGATTGGTTTGGTATTGCCCATGATTACGCACCCATCCAAGATGTTGATATGCCGGAAGCCGTATAGCCCCTTTTGGTAGAGGAAGCAACATTTTCCCGATGCGCCACCGGAAACGCGAAAGTCACCGCAATAGCGTCCGCCGCGTCGGGGCTTGCCAAGCCCCGCGCCTTCATGTCTTTCTTACTTTCCAAGAAGATAGTCCCTCGGCTGTCGGGTTTGACCTTGGGGCCGGTCAGGTCATTTTTCAAAAACCTATCCTGGGGAATGGCCGCGTCTTTGAGCCATTTCCGCATTTCCCCCCACATTTCGGCGCGCTTGTTACCCCACATGACGGGGTTTTTGGACTTGTTGCCGAAATTGACGCCGCGGATTTTGTACCTCTGCTCCTTTAGCCGGTCCACAATCCCGGCCCCTAGGCCGCCCTCGTCAATCACCACCAGCGCCGGCTTGTACGTCTCGATGGCCTCAATCACATGCCCTACGACGGTCATGGTATCGTCCCCGCGGAACCGCTTGAGCGCCGTCACGTCCCGCCCCTGGCGCACGGCGATGATGGTGCTATCCGACCCAAACCGCGCCGGGTCCACCCCAATGACAATCGGCGCCGTGGGGTCTTTATGCAGTTCCCGGCGCATGGCGTCGTCCACCAGGCTCGCGCCGATAAACTGGTCGTCCGATGCGTTTGGAAACTGCCCGTACACCTCGACGTGCGCCTCGGCGCTGTCCGGCCCGTACTCGTCAATGATCTGCTGATAGACCTTCTGGTCGGTATGCTCGACCGTCCGCGCATCCACAAACTCCGTATCCCAAAACTCCCGCTTGGAATGGAAGCACTCATAAAAATACCCGTTGTTGCGCCGCGGGTTGCTGAAGGCCAACCAAAAGCGGTTCGGCGTGTTCTCGGTAAAGAACCCCGACGCCACACCCCAAATGCTGTCGTCGATGCCGCTGGCCTCATCAAACACCAGCAAGACGCCCGCAAAGTTGTGAACCCCGGCGTAAGCGTCCGGGTTCTCAGCCGACCACAGCCGCCCCTCGACGTTCCAATACCGGGTGCCGATCTTGAGGTCGCGTTCCACCAACTCCGTCAGCCACTTGGCAGGCAACACGCGGGTCGCGCTCGGCTCGAACCAATGGCTGTTGAGCGCCATGCTCAGCCACTTGGTAATTTCCGCCCAGGTAATAGACCGAAGCTGCGCCTCGCTGTTGGCCGAAACTACGGTCGTGCTGCCAATCCGCGTCGAGAGCATCCAAATGACCAGCCAGGCCACCAGCGCCGACTTGCCAATACCGCGCCCCGACGACGTGGCCCGGCGGAACGTGTCGAAGTCAACCTTGCCGTTGTTGGCCTTGATATGCTCGGCCATGCGCTGAAGCGCCTTGCGCTGCCACCGCCGCGGTCCATCGAATTTCTCTAGTGGCGTCCCCTTCTGCCCCCAGGGGAAGACGAACATGACAAACTTGAACGGGTCGTCCTTGATCGCCGGCGACCATAGCCGGACCATCAATTCCATCTCGTCGTCGGCGCTATACCGCGTGGTCTGCATGTTCCGCCTGTTCAATACGGGTGATGCGCGCGGGCTCGTCGGCCGGCGCGTCGGCTGGCTCAGCTAGGCCCTCGATCACGCGGCGGCTGGCCTCGTGCAGCGCACTTGTGATGGAAATGGTTTGGTTTACGTCAATCTGCACCGCCTGCTTCGCCACCCACCCATGAGCGTGTTTCAGCATGTCCAGCGCCGCCTTTGCGTCGCCGGCCAGGGCCGCCGCGCGCAGAACTTCGGCCATCTCCATTTCGCCGTCCGCCCGGCCTTTTTCTTCCGCCAGCGCGGCCAGGGGGTCAAACTCGCACAACGCCCGGTATTCGCGCGGCGTCATGCCCGACGCCAGCGCCAGCGTGTCGCCACGCGCGCCCTTGCGCGCCGCTTGGTAAATTGCGTCTAGCCGCGCCTCTGTCGCTTGCAGCCGCCGCGGCTCATGGGGCAGGGAGTAAAACGTCATGGATGCAGGGTGTAACACATTTGCCCGCGAACGCAAAAAAGAAAAATTTTGCAAAAGATTTTGTTGCGTAGTGCTAGGGGATTTTAAAAATTTCTTGTGGCCCCTCCGTTTTCGACACGACCAAGCGCCCGGCCCCCTCCCCCCCCATGCCCTGACATTCAAACATCTGAACACCTATTCATATGTTCAGGTGTTTATGACGCATCGCAGCATTAGCCTTGCGTCATATTGCAGCGCAACAAAACTTGTTGCAGCGCAGCATTGCGCCAGGTCGCGTGGCGTTAATCTTTTGGGTCATTTAGGCATTGCCTAACGGGTTGACCTCTCGTTTTGCTGATGATGCTGGCGCGGTGACATGGTGCGGCTATTGGCGCGGTGCTGCGGAGAAATTGTGCGGCTTTTGGCCGTTGGGTCATTTAGGCAATTTGGGTAGTGGGTTTGAAGTCGCTACGATCCCAAGCCTATATATAACTACATTACGGTATATTAACAAATATCTATTGGAGTGTTTTAAGTAGGTATTACCTAAATAGCCTAAGACATACGAAAAAGCCCTACAATTCTAGTGACTTAGCCCCGTGCAGATATTGACCGCCAAACAAGCCGAAAAAAGTGCCTAAATCGCCCATTTTTTTCTTCCTCTGCCTTATTCTTGCCACAATTAGCTTGTAAAAGACTTTCTAGCGGCATTCGTCGCGGCATTTTTGGGTAAAGGCTTTGCCTAACTTGTCTATATGTTGTCTAGAAACGAAAGGGGAACATGCTGTGGAATATCAAGCTGAATGGACTGATACCTATGGTGGCGAAGCTAATTATTCCTGGGTACGCCGGGCGGCTATCGAAGCACCTGGCGACGTATCTGACCGCGCGATAGTGCGCCGCGCCAAGCGCGAGTTAGGTATTTCTGGCGTGAAGGGACGCACATATTATCATGGTGACATGATCGAATTTCGCCCTTATCGCATGTGCTGCGTGATGTTCATTCACGCGCAATATTAGGCTGGGGTTCCTTCACGCGATGGCAGGCTACGGCGCTGCCATCTGGTGAGGCAATCACGCATCAGGATGGGAGATAGGGTTATGATACGCATAGAGATAGCCCGCCGGGTTTTGGTGAAGCAGGGTAAGGGTCGACATCGCATTAACCCCGTTTCCGTCATTTTCGAGCCCGATCTTGCGTCAGCCTTGGAAGAGGTGGCGAGGTGGCAGGAAGTGACAGAGGACAGCGCAACCATGCCCTTCGAGGTAGCGCGCCTATATGACAATGCCGCCTATCTGGCCCACCTTCGCGATACGAATTCGGATAGCTTTAACCCC